GCGGAAGAGAAAATGGAAGAACTAAACAAGATAATGCTTTTGAACTCGATTTTAAGGTTGATTATTATTGATGCAGGGCGATAATGCCCTGCTTTTTTTTATGCTTGACAGAAAACACATAGACGACATATTAAGCAATCTTACAGAGGAAGAATTTATACACCTCACCCGGAGATTGATACCTACTGGTCACGATGATTTCCTAAACAGTAATTATTTTGCCAAGAAGTTTTATAATAATTCAGCACACTATTCAATGGTCAGTAGAGGGATAAGGAAGATGGACATAGAGAAAGCCAGACCAATGATGGAGTTGATATTGGAGGGAATAAATAAAATATTAGTGGACATCCACAGCTTCGAGAAAACGGATTACAAAAAGCCTATGAAAACTATGGATGCCACAAAAGTAAGAGAGGAAAGAAAGAAAGATAGAGTTTACCTCAATGTAAAAGGAAAAGAAGTTTTTAGTAAAGACATCAAGAAGTTTAAAGATGGATTGGTAGTAGAGGAAACAGAAGATAAGGTCCACATACAGATAGGCAAAAAGATAGAAAAGATGCCTAAGAAATTATTTAAAAGGATTTATAACTATTAACCCACACAAATACACTCACTGATACTTAGCGAAAGTAAATTGCATCATCATTCAGCTAAAGAATTTGCCGAGTCATTCGTGCAATATTTCGCTATTTAGGATTGGCGGGGAGTTGGTTACTTCCCGCTATTTTTGTCACAATAAATAGCAAAAATGGAAACATTCAGAGATTATTTCAGAAATTATTTGAGGAAGATTAATTCATTGAGCGATGCTACTGTTACGCAGTATATTAGTATCTACAATGAATACGAAAAGTATTCAGAAGGCAAAGACCTCAGCTTGAAGGACAATGATTTGTATATGAATCAATCTAAAAAGTGGTGTTTGATTAGATGCAACAAGCACTGGAATAATTACATAGATTACTTACGAAGTAATGGTAATAAGAATAGTAGTATTAAGCAAAAGTTTAGCAAGATAAAAGCGGTCAATAAATCCATTGAGCAAGAGATGGGCATAAAGCTACATATCCCAGAAGTCAAATTAAAGACCAATACACCCCCTGTTTTCAGTTGGTCACCCGAATACACTATGGACTTTTTAAGAGCCGATATTAACGAAAAAAAGCGTATATTAGCACTTATGAAATTACATATAGCTACTTGTTATAGACCAAGTGATGTTCTTAGTATTAAGTCAAATAACTTTAAGGAAAGAGATGGGGTTTATTATATTGAAATGCTTACTCAAAAGACTAATAAAGTAATTAGTAGTATTATATCTGAGAAAATCTGGAAGGAAGCATACTTTTATGCTGATAATTATTATACTGTTTCTCCTTATAGTGATTTGCTTAAATATAATAGGGATATTAAGGAAGTGATGGCAATGGTCGCTGCAAATTTAGACGTAACAGTCTATGACACCGATTCTAATGGAAGGATAATTGAAAGGCAATCTACTTACATTGACGAAACGACACCGCACACACTAAGAAAGACTGGAATCAATCTATTATTGCACTGGGGAGTTGACGAAAAAACAGTTATGCGTAATTACAGTGGACACACAAACGAAAATACATTTAATAAATACTATGTGAGTCACGACAATAGGAACTCAATAGACATTATCAAACAAAGAACTAATGAGATTTAACTACAAGAAAAATGTTTTAATATATAATAAAAAGTCTTATGATTTGGACGTGATAAATCAAATGCTTATTGATAATGCTTATATTTATGTAAAGAAACATTTAATCACAGTCAAAATGACTAATGGCAAATTGAAACCATTGATTGACTGGAAGCATTTACACAGTATGCCGGAAATACAAATGTTAATTATAAATTACACCCAATGGAAAAAGTAGAAACAATTAAGGACAGAATGTCCGAACTCCACAAGAAATATCCGAACACAGAGGATATATCTATTATGACAGAGATTATTGACCTTGAAGATGCAGTAAGAGCAAAGGCAAGTATATTCTATAAAGGAACATTACTGGCTACTGGTCACTCAGAGAAATGGTTTGATAGTGATGTAAGAGAAGAAGCTACGCCTTGGGCAGAAACAAGGGCAGTAAGTAGAGCCATAGGGTTTTTACTGAGAAAAGAAGTAATACATACCGAAGAAGATTTGATGCAGTTAAGCCGTAGGAGATTGAAATCTTTTTACGCTTACGCTAAAGATGGAGCGACCCTCGAAGAACTCAAAACATTAGTAGATGATGAAGATATAGACTTTGTAAAGAGAAAGCTACAATCAGCATTTAATTCAATAACTGCCAAAATACAGATGGATGAAGCCAGAAATAAAAACAATAAATAATAAAGAGTTAGAGGTATATGATGTAAGTAAGATGTCAGTGGATGTATGGAGGGGTTTTAGGGCATCATTAAACAAGATTGGAGGTAGTGACGTTGGAACTATCTGCGGACTGAATAAGTATAAAGACCCACTACTGTTATTCTATGAAAAGATTGGCTTGAAGGAGGATAATTTTGCCGGTAACATATACACCACTGTTGGTTCGTTTCTCGAGGAAAGTATCAGAAAGATGTGGTGCTACGGCAATACCATTGAAGAGATTACTGAGAACTACGGTAAGAATAATAAGATTAGGGAAGCACACGACCCACTCTGGACAATCGTTAATCCGGCTTACCCTTGGCTTGCAGCAAACACCGATGGATTTATAGATAAAGACCCAGAGTATGACTATATGGGCAAAGGAATCATTGAGATTAAAAAGATAAGCAAGAGGGCAAGTGAGCAATATCTTGGTGGAATACCTCCTCAATACATCTATCAGCTACACGCCTATATGATGGCTTGTAATGCTCCATACGGATATATCGCAGCTTTTGTAGGAGAGAATGATTTTATATCTATACCCTATATTTTCAATGAAGAAATAGGTAAAGAAATACTGGAAAGTTGTTTGGCTTTTGAGGAGGCTGTAAATTTAGGCAAAGATATTATGAAAAAAAATATATCTTTGGAGGAAAAATTAAAAGAAATTTACGTTATTGAGGACAGTTTTGATGTGTTGCAGATATTGTCTTATGACAAGCTAAGTGATTTTTTAGGTGAAGATGCTATGGTTGAGTTGAGAACACAGAAAATTGCAGCGAATGAAACCATAGAAGATTTAGCCAGAGATTATCACGATGCACAACAAACTGAAAGTCAAGCAAAGAAAGAAAAAGCTAAATTTGGAGCGCTCTTAAAAAAAGAACTAACACAGGAAACCGCAAGTGAAGTAGATACTTGGTTATACGATGGCAACAGTTATAATGTAAAGTATAAGAAAAGATTAATTGTTAATAAGAAAGATGAATAGATTAGTTGAAATACACAAAGCGGTAGATGCAAACTTTCATTGTTGGCGCAAGTCACAAGCAGAGTATCAGAAGCCATTAAGGGCTATTGAATTGAAGAAAACGTCTTACGAAGATGTAATGAAAATCAATATTAATCAAGATGGAGAAGATAAAGAGGTTAGTATATGGACAACAGTACCTATAATTATGGCTATTGGTATTGCCACCAATACTGACCACGATATGGATGACATAATGGACTTCTGGAATATTGATAGCGTAGATGAATACGAATATAAACTTAAATGTTATACTTCGGCTTTAGAGAAGTCTATTGAAGCACTTAACAGTAGAGTTAGAGGTGATGACTATGACGAAGGTGCTTATAGGTTTTATGTAAAGTTTTGTTTGGTAAATAATTATTTATTGTTTCACGAAAAAAATAGTTTTTTCAAAAGTCAAGATTTGTTAAGATGAAATATCCATTAACAGTTATCCACCACGGCAATAGAGAGAAACTTGGAATCAATTTAATTGATTATGCTTTATTAGAGTATATTGTCACTAATAGTAGATTTGGTAGTGTTGATACTACTAATAGTTTTGTTGCTGAGACATTAGGGGTGAGTAGTAAGCAGGTCGCTGCAAGTTTAAGGCGATTGGAAGAAGAGAATATGATAGAATTTACACCAGATGGATTAAAGCCAACAAAAAGTTGTTTAAGTGTAATGGCTATGGACATTGAGGATGAAGAGATAGGGAACAGAATGGAAGAACTCGGAAGCTTTTTCCTCAGAAGATTAGCTGAGATAGCCAAAGAGTTTAGGTGTTCTTATATTTCGCCACCACATTACACACACAAAGCCAGTATAAAATCAGTCGCAAGGAAACTGAAAGCTATTGATAGGAAGCATAAGGTAACTGAAAGCGACTTAGAATCTATTATCAGCTGGGCAGTAAAGCAATGGGGTTTTAACCCAGATATGAGAGATTATGTAAGAGCAAGCACATTACTTGGAAGTGCAAACAAGTATGAAAAATATAGAGAAATATCACAACAATTCTGGAGAAGTCAAATAAATGTATCGTCAAAAGTTTATTGAGCAAGGGTTTGACATTCCAAGTTCAGCTACCGGCAAGTGTAAGATAAGATGTCACTTTTGTCAGCACACACGAAGTAGTAAGAACAGGAACGACAAGCCTCTAAGTGTTGACCTTGTCAATGGTGTATATAAATGCCATCATTGTGACCAAAAAGGAAGGATAATGATGGGAGAAACCAACAAAAATTATAATAAACCTACTACATTACTGAGCGACATATCAGATAATGTTATTCAGTATTTTGCTAATAGAAAAATTAGCCAAAGCACTTTAGAGATGCTTGGCATAGGTAGTTTTACTAAGAACGGCAATGAATACATAGCTTTTAATTACTTTGATTCGTTCAATAATCACGTCAATACTAAGTATAGAAACGTAAACGACAAGAAAGATATGAGACAGTTGTCTGGAGCAAAGCCAAGTCCATACAATGCCAAGGTAATTAAGAATGCGCCATATATTATTATTACAGAAGGAGAGATAGATGTTGCAAGCTGGGTTGAAGCTGGATTATTATATACTATCAGTGGACAGAATGGAGCCAATGATAACTGGGTATCAGATGTATATGATTTATTAGAGCCTATTGAGAGTATTTATATAGCTGTTGACAATGACGACAAGGGCAAGAAGTACCTTCGTGACCTCAGTCGAAGGTTAGAAAAGGATAAATTGTTCCTCGTTGACTATGATGGTTATGTAGATGCCAATGAAGTGTTGGTTGATAAGGGTGCTGCAACTTTAAGGGAAATGTTCGAAAAGGCAGAGCCGTTTCCAGTTGATGGCATCAATAGAGTAATGGACTTTGCAGAAGAAGCATTTAGTTTCTTTGTAGATGGCTACCCAGACACATATACTACTGGATTAGCAAGCCTTGATGATTACTTTAAGTTTCATTTGAGTGATGTTACAATAATCACAGGAACACCCGGAGCCGGTAAAAGTAATTTTGTTGATTACTTATGTGTTCAAGCTGCGAAGATGCACAATTTTAGCACTGCGTTTTACTCTGGAGAGAAGGCTCCTAAGATACACTTAACTAACTTAGTGTATAAATATATTCAGAACAGTAGATTTAATCTTGACGTAACAAGTGATGCAGACAAAAAGAGGTTCTTTGATGGTCTTACTTTTTTACACGACCATATATTTTACCTAAACGAACAAGAAAACAAAGCCGAAGATATATTGTCTAAGGCAAAATACTTAGTCAAAAGACACAATATCAGAATACTTGTCGTAGATAACTGGACAACAATGGACACGACCACTCCACAAGGAGTTGACACCAGAGATTATTTTGGAATGTTGCTTGCAAAGTTCACAAGGTTTGCCAAGGAATATGAATGTCACGTTTTACTTGTAGTCCATCCAAGAAAACTACAAAAGAAAGATGATGGCAGGTATATAATGCCTACTGGGTATGACTTATACAGTAGTAGTCATTTTTATAATTTAACAGATAACGGTATATCTCTTAGGGCCGATGATGGCTATACTGACGTAAGAATATGGAAGGTAAGACATCAAGAGTTTGTAGGCAAAGAGGGTAGTATAACAGTAAGATTTGATTCGGGAAGTGGTGGCAACTATTACGATTCAGAAAAGGTAGGATTCAATCCTACACAAACTTACGCAGAAAAGTATGGCAAAGAAGACAACACACCGTTTTAAATCAAAAAGAAGAACAAAAATTCCTAACGCAAAAAAGAAGTTTTTCAATGAAAGCAAAAGAACAAAACAAGCAAAAGAAAAAGGATATAGGTCTGCTTTCGAGGCTAAAATTGCAGCTGACCTTATTCAAAAAGAGATTCCATTTAAGTATGAGGATGAAAAGATTACTTATACTGTTCCGGCACAAGAACATACCTATACACCCGATTTCATTTTACCAAGCGGAATTATTGTCGAAGTTAAAGGTAGGTGGACACTCGAAGACAGAAAAAAAATAATATTTGTAATGGAAAGTAATCCGCTTTTAGACATAAGAATTGTATTTCAGAATCCATTTGGCAAGATAAACAAAGGAAGTAAAACCACCTATGCTGATTGGTGCGATAAGCATAATATTGTATGGTCAAGCGGAATTATTCCAGAAGATTGGTATTTTTAAAATTATTTAATTATATTTGTGATTATGAAAAAGAATAAACTCGGAGTAAAGAACAGCCTTTGGAACAATATTAGAAAGAAGGCAGAACTAAACAAAAAGACTGGAGCCAAGCCTAAGAAGCCTACTAAGGCTATGTTAGAGCAAGAGAAAAAGATTAAGGCTAAGAAAAAGTAATCAATTAAATTTATTAATATGGACATTGGATTTGGAGTAGAGTCTGGAAGTTACAAAGGATTCTACAAAATGACTATCAAGAACCAGTCAATACCTGTTTTCCAGAAGTTAGAAAAAAACGAAGAAGGCAAATGGGTTTCGTCTGGAGAAGCTAACAGTATTGCTGGCTATTTACAAGACGTTAAGATTGAATCTTACGAGTACAAAAATGATGAAGTTAAACAGTTAGTCCTTATCTTAGACTTAGGCGATGGAGGCCCAAGTAAGTTAGAGATGAACTTTAATGGAATCAGCAAAGGTATTATTAATAATCTAAGCAACGAGAAGTCTTTTATTGGCTCAAAACTAAGCCTTAGATTATATACTAAGAATGACAATCCAAATTGCTATTGCACACTTGACGACAACAAGATGTCTTGGGGTGTTTCAGTAGACCAAGTGAAAGCTAATTGGAAAAATGATGACTTTTGGGTTAAGGTATTTGAGCAAAAGATTAAGCCAAACATTACTTTACCTATGTCTAATAGTAACCTTGGTTTCGGAACTACTGAAAAAGAAGTTGAGTTGGTTCAAGAAAACGATGACCTTCCATTTTAATCCAACGTCAGAGAGAGGTAGTAAATTGCTGCCTCTCTTACAAGAAAAGGTTTTGGTTTCTCTATTTTTTTCAAGAGCCAGTGTTTAATATGCTGGCTTTTTTAACGACTTAAATTTAAAACTATGGAATATACAGGAACACACACGCTGCATTTTGATGATGGCATAGAAGAAGTAAGTATAGATGTTAGCTTCAAGTATTACTTTGATTCCGGCAGAATGTATATGAATAATGGCGACCCCGGCTATCCACCAGAGGAAAGCCTTGATATACTGGAAGTACACGGAGATTGTCCAGAATGGATTACGGACGATATGATTACCGATAACATCTATGAAAACCTACAAGATTTTGTTGACTTATATTATGAAGATTAATTATGAAAGCTAAGAATCAAAAACAAATAAAAGGTATATACTATAATGAAAGAAATGGCAACGTTTATTTTGTTAATAAAGTAGAGTTTGATAGAGTTATAGTCAGTACCGTATTGACTAATTCTATTGGAGGGATGATAAAAATCTTAAATACAAGTTTTTCAATACCACTTGATATATTTAATGAATTTAAGTTTAGTGGGAATTATACAAGAAACGATATAAATAATTAATAAGATGGGGTCAATAAAACTAAAAACAAAGATTGTAAATGATAAGTACACCGAATATGTGTATGAAGCATTTGATATACAAAACAAGGAAGAAACAGAAGTGGAAATACTGTATAATTTAAGTGAAGCTAAAAGTTTTGATTGGAATATTGGAGTTATTTTAGGTGGAAGTGGAACTGGTAAGACTACTATATTAAAAAAAATGGGTGACGTAAAAAAGGTAAACTTTGATAGCAATAAATCATTGATTAGCAACTTTGATTGGTTAGAACCAAAAGATGCTGCATTAGTATTAACATCAATGGGTCTATCATCTGTTCCTACTTGGTTAAGGCCATTTCATGTATTGTCAAATGGAGAGCAGTATAGGGCTACATTAGCTTATTTAGTGTCATCAGCAAATGATGATGAAGTCGTTTTAGTAGATGAATATACATCAGTTGTAGATAGAGATGTAGCAAAAGCTATGAGTTTTGCTTTGCAGAAGTATATTCGTAAAACAAATAAAAGGATAATACTTGCATCTTGTCATTATGATATTTTAGAATGGCTCATGCCTGATTGGACTTGTTCACCACAAAAAGGAGGCGCACTCGAGAGAGGCGAATGTCTTCGGCAAGGCAGACCACAAATCAAACTACAAGTTAGTAGAGTCGAGCCTGATACTTGGAACTTCTTCAAAAAACATCATTATTTAACTGAGGATTGTTCTAAATCTTGCAATTTTTTTCTGTTTTCTTGGAATGACAAGCCAATAGGTATAAACGCTGTAATACCTCAGCCAAGTGGACATTTCAAGAATGGGGTCAGGGAAAGTAGAATTGTAGTTTTACCAGACTATCAAGGATTAGGGTTAGGAACAACAATGTCTAATTTTACTGCTGCAATATATAAGAATAATGGCTACAGATATTTCACAAAAACAGTTCATCCAGCTATTGGCGTATACAGAAATAACAACAAAGATATTTGGAGAGGAACTTCTAAGAACGGTAAATCTCCAAAGGCACAAAACGCTATGGGGGGGATGAGCGGATGGAATGTTTTTATTAGAACCTCATATTGCCACGAATATATAGGTGAAGAAATAAGTGGTTATGAAGAATTATTAAAGCCTATTAAACAAATGAGAGAAGCAAAAAAATTAACACTATTTTAGCAATAAACAAAAAAAAATAATAAATGAAAGCTAAACTAATATTTAAATTGCCAGAAGATTATGAGGATTACAGAATGGCCATAGATGCTACCTCTATGCACTATTGTTTATTTACCTTAGACCAATGGCTAAGAGGTTTTATTAAATACCCACCAGATGATATGTCAGATGAAAAATATAATACCTATCAAGAAGTTAGGGATAAACTACACGAACTGACAATGGAACAAAATGTAGAATTATGAGCAAGTATTATTTAACTGTAACAAGCAACTGTGGTGAAAGAGAAACAAGGGTTTCTGGAGACTCCGTACAAGAATGTATTGATAAGTTAGAACACTACCACGCCTTTGGAGAATTTGAAAGAAAATATTTCTCTAATAAAGGAGAGAAAAGACTTAAAGAAGAATTAGAAAGTGGTTGGTATATAAAAATTGATTATGAAAACAATAAGTGATTTAAGGTACATTTTCTTCCCATCTGGCTTTGAGAAGTATGGTTATTTAGGAACTCAGATATGGAATGAAACTGGTGATTATTTTAAAGCCCTATATCCGCTTGTATTGGCTATGGATTACGAAGCTAAGCCTAAGTGGTGTCCACGTTGGTTTTTAAGATTCCTGCACGTCTATGGATGTGATAGGAGTATTGTCAGAGTAAGAAATTGGAGAATATACAATCTATTTGACAGATTAACCAAGGGTATAATGTTTATGGATTGGAAAACCAAGTGGCACGATTACGACCTGCGTATTAGTGTTAATGCGCCTAAACACTTGCAAGACTTAGCTGATGATATAGAGTATGGTTTTTATAATAGAGGTAGGCAACAAGAGTTAGTAGAAAAAATTAAAGAATTAGACCCAGATGTTCCTATAATATGGGGTAGTATTGAACTATTAGAAAAACAACTTGAAAAATTAAATAAGGAATTATGAAAGAATTAAATGTAGAAGATATATGCAATGGCTATTATGCAGGTACACAATGGGAGAGCAAAGAAGAAGAACAGCGCACAAAAGAAGCGTTTAATTGTGCATATAATCTGGCATTAAAGCATTTTGGAGGTGTGATAATGGATTACAGCAAGATTACAAGGTTAGAAATAATTAATCACGCTAAAAACGATAGGCAAATTGGTAGATTATTGTCATTACATAAATCGTTGGGTGATTTTAATTCTTTAGAATTACAACTGCAAGATGGAGGTGAAACTCTAAAGATATTTTTAGGATAATGAATTGAATAAATTAAAATAATATGAACTACGAATTATTTGAAAAAGCATTAATGAGTTATAAGAAATTTCTATCTAATATAGATGCATATTGTGATTTTGGTATTGAATCTGTTGTAAAAGGCAGGCACTCTCTTGATAGTTACGCAGAAGAACTTATGTCTTCATTTATTATCTCCCATTATGGAGAAGGAGGCTGGGAGTGGGTATCTTGGTTTATCTATGAATCAAAGTGGGGAGAGAAGGATTGGAGTTTACTTAAAACATATAAGGCTGTAGACAAAGGAGGTCTTGAAGAAGTCGATAAAGGAGATTATTTAAAGTATGGTGCATTTGATGAAAACGGCAATCCTATCTGTTATGATATGGAAAGTTTATATAAGTATTTAGAAAAAGAATTTAAAAAGTAAATAAAAATGACACCAAAAGAAAAAGCAGAAGATTTAATTAACAAATTCGCAGTCATTCTGATGGATGAAGATACGGAGTGCGGTAACGAGATTCTATGTACTTCAATAGCAATTAAGAATGCTATGATATGTGCAGAAGAGGTAATGCACAGAGTTCCTTACGGCAATAAGATGGGTGCAGATTGGATTAAGGATGACCTTTTAGTGGAATATTGGGTAGAGGTACGGAAAGAATTAAGAAAAATGTAATAATATGAAAACATTAGACTTATATAGAATTTGGCAAATACTAAACATAGTAAAAAACCAAGAAAACATACTATCTGAAAAAGGCATCTACCCTAATATATTAGGACATAATTCAAAGTATTATGAAATGGAATTTGAGTATTTTTTAGATGAATACGCATTTAGAGTAGATGCAGACCAAATCATTATATTTAATAATGACCAAATACCTTTTGAAGATTATACTAATAATGATTTTTCATTCATACCAAAAGAACTTTTATCTTTTAATGATACAGAGGTAATGGCTTGGGTAGAGGAAGAAACAAAGATATTTATAGCAAAATTAGAAAATCATAACAAAAATGAAAGAAAGCGATTAGAATATAAAATTCAAATGCTGACTAATGAATTGAATAAATTAAAATAATATGAAAACATCAATGCAAGAGTTGATTGAGCGACTTAATAACGTAAAGCCAACAGAGTTTTGTTCTATTGAAACGATTAAAGGATGGGCAGAATCATTACTTAAGAAAGAAAAAGAGCAGATTATGGATGCTTATACTGCAGGAGAATCAGATGGGGAACATTACGAAGATTCATATTTAAGATACTATAACGAAAAATACGGAGTTAACAAATGAAAAACACAGTAGAGTTAATTGGTCATTATGGCTCAGATATAACACACGCACAATCAGCTTGGACATCAACAAGTAGAGATTTAACTGATGATAAGAAGGAACGAATACCTCAACTGTTATCTATGTTAGCTGACCAAGGACATCATACGCCATTTGAGAAGTCATCGTTGCATTTTTTAGTTACAGTTGACCAAGCATCTCACATACATCTGTTAAAGCATAGAGTCGCTGTCAGTATCAATGGAGAAAGTGCAAGATATAAAGAGTTGAAAGAAGATAAAGTATACATACCTGCTGATTGGCCAGAAGAATGGTATGAAAAGATGTTTACTTTTAGTGAGAGAGCAAACACTCTATACCATATTGCGTTGAATGAATTGACTCCCATAATAGGCAGAAAGAGAGCAAAAGAATCAGCGAGGTTTTTCAAGACAATGAACTCCCAGATTACAATGGACGTTATGTTTAATTGGAGGTCGTTTTATCACTTTTTAAATCTTAGAGATAAACCAGATGCTCAAAAAGAGATTAGAGAGATAGCATATCAGATGTTACATCAAGTTAAAAACATAGAAGGAGAACCGTTTAAGTACACTATTAAAGCTTTTAGGTTATGATATTAGAAAAAATATGGAAATCAAAAATATTCTGTTACTTGTTTCACCCAAAGAAAACTAAAAAATATATCCATTACATAGACCCTGTTACTCAAAGGCCATACGGTAAATACAAGTGTGAGGTTTGTAATGAAAAATACTTAGCCAATAACAAATGGGATTGGTATAGACTACCAACTAAAAAGAATGTGGGAAAAAATTGAAATAGCAAAACAAGAGATAGCTGACTTCTACGAGATACCTGTAAGCAGGCTAAATAAACAGACTCCAGACTATACTTATGAAAGGTCTGTACTGGCTTCTGTGTTATTGTATGTGTGGGGATTGAGTGGTGTTGAGGTTATGCTGTATTTAGGTATTTCAAGGAGGACGCTGCAAGTTTACATTAATCAAATAGAAAAACTAAAGAACAATGAAATCAGAGAAGTTACAAGAAAAATTATCAAGAGAACAGGCGATAAAGATGGGGAAGGAGATAGCGAGGAAGCTTAAAGAAGAGAACGAACTCTTGGTTAAGTTGGCAGATGAATTTGATTTGAGATTAGATGTAGAGTGGATTCAAAAAAATTATACAACTAAAGACTTGCACAAACCAAAAGAATAGTTTATCTTGCATACGTTTTCATTTTAAAGGTTTTAAGGTTATTTAGAAAGACTGGTCGCAATTTGCGACTGGTCTTTTTTTATTGTCATAGTCCTTATAATCGCTGTCTTTTCTATTACTCGGTTTTTTTCCTCGTAAAATTCTTTCTTACAGCTTCGCAAGTCTTTCAATAGCTTTTTCAACGTATCGTATGCTTTCTTTGATTTGAGATAATATTTTGTTTTCAGACTCCTTGACTTCATCGGTAGTTGTTTTTACAATTACTATTATATCATCTAATGACTTATTGACGTGAGTCATAACGCCAACAAACTCTTTAGTCATATTTAATTTATCTCTAATTAACCAGAAAACAATGAAGCCAAGTGCCAAAATCATTACACTTTGCCATCCAATTAAGAGGTTTATAGCTGGGTCTGCGCTAACCTCAAATGACTTATCAACTATCTGGTTATCTATTACCTTTTCTAATTGCATTTCGTCTTGTATTTCTCTTTTGTAGGTAGCGAATTTGATACTCCCAGTCCAATTCTTTGCCCTTTGAGGTGGTTGGAAACTTAGTAGACATCTTGTCTAAGGCCTTTTTAATGGTCGCCCATTTAACCAATTCTTCCTCCCACATCATTTCACTTGTTCTAATTAAGTAATTGTACTGCTCCTCAGTCAATCCTCTGGTAGCATTCTTATTCTCTGACACCTCAAAGAAATACATCATATCCGATATTTCATTCTTACTTTCATAGTAGAATGAACTTAATGGCCCTCTAAGTTTATTCAGGTCTAATTCTCTCTCCGGCAAATCCTCAGCATACAGCGGCTTTAATAATTCAGTACCAACTCTTTCTCCTGTCATCGCATACATCCATTCGCTTACGGTTTCAACTGGTCTTGTGATTGCAGGCAAGAGTAAAGTCTGCTCAAAGAAGTATTCCATCATTGCAGGACTTTTGTCGATATTAAACTCGTCATAAAGAATCTCCGACAGCCTTATATATGCAACCTTTGTGTTTTTATTATACATATCCTTCTTGAAGTTCTCGTTGAGTATCTTATACTCAGAGATTATTGGGTCTCCTTTATAATCTCTATTAACATCAAGATTTGTTTGTACGAGTGCTTTCCCAATAATAGTTGGAGTGTAAGAGAATATTGAGCCAGAACCTCCAGATACCGGGTCAATCATTACAGATAAATTCTCCATTAAATCAGAAGCTATATCCGCTTTTGTTCTTTTGCCGTAGAAGTTATCAACAACACCTATGCCAAGTGAGTGAGCAAACCTAAGCCCACTATATGGCATTTTAACTGAAAGAGGATATTTGCCGTTTACTGGTATAGGAATCATAAATCTATTCCTGTTCGTAAACTGATTATTGATTGCTCTATCTAACTCTTCGTCATCTTCTGATAGCGAATACATCAATGCTCTGGCTAACATAGGTGCAAGCATAGCTAACGCCCAACCTTTAGGCCCTAACTTATTCATTGTCCTTACTGTCCTGTCTAAACCTTTTGCAGCTGGGCCAAAGAACAAGTACATTAATTTAAGTACATCGTAATATTGACTCTTACCTCTGGCTCCAAAATCTACCGTTGATTCTCTGGCTATTGCTGCGCTTTCAGTTAAAGATAATCCCATTTCCTTTGCCGTAAGATAAGAAGCGAATCTTGCAAAGTTTTCCATACCATCATTTATATTAGATATTGTTTGGAATAACTTTTTTACCGCTGCCTTGGTCATAGGCTGACCCTTCTCTGCTGCGTCTATTTCTTTTTGAAGCATATTATAGGCTTTCAACCTCTCTCCACCAAGTTTTCTCCAACTCATCCTACCGCCATATTTGTAGAACTCTTGATACGCCCGAGCCAATTCATTCTCACCTTCCCTGCCAAGCACAGAATTAATACCATCGCCTAAAAAGAATTTAACAGACTTCGCATAATTCTTAGCATACACTTTACCTATCTTAGCTTTGCTCTCTCCTGTTATAGCGCCTATATCTATTGCTGCGTTTATACCTCCATCAAGTGCATCTGGAACAACTTGGGTTACGCCAAAGAATAAGTTTAAAGATGTGATTAAATCTCTACCGTAATTATTCATAAAAGTAAAAGCCTTAACTAAAAGATTAGTGTTTAAACCTTTATTCCTTTGTAGTGCCCTGTAAACATAACTGGCTTTGGCTTCGTTCGTTAATGGACTGATTCTATATTCTTTACCATCTCTTCCAATAAACATAACCATTTCGTCCTCCTTCACATACTTATCGGTATCGGCAATCATCTCTTTTTCTTCTTGATGAATCTCTGGATTACCTTCTCCTGCTACTGGAATCCTTCCTTTCCTACCCTTCTTAATTGCAAAGGCATTTATAGCATTCTTCTGTACTATATCAGCAAACTCCCTTCTTACTTCATTCTCTAAGGCAAATTTGTTGTTGGCCGCTGCAAGTAAAGACATCATAGATATAGGGTCGTATCTATCTCCTCGTCCATATTCTCTACCCCCTGCGCCTAAATTGTATAGTCCATCTACACCAGTGTTATCTGTAAAGAACGTAGCTGGTGCAAAGTTAGAATCTTTAGCTACATCATCCTTAACAATAAACGGAACGTAATACTTAAACTCTACCTCGCTTCTGTCACTTGTTCCATCCCTTAAATGCTTAATCCTCTTAGGGTCTATAAGTTTATTCTCTTCTAATATCCTAATGTTTTCCTTGTTCAAGAAATTCCTTATTTCTTCTGCGGTTTCCTCTATCTTCTTGTGCTTCTTTTGTAACTCAGCAACCTTGCTGTTTGCAAAATCTTTAGTAATATCAAATCCTTTTTTACCGACATAATACTTGCCAAGGGAGTTTACAAACTGCAAGTAGTCTTCATTTTCTAAAGCATCCTCCTTCTCTTCTATTTTCTTTTCAAGTGCATACATATCTCTTTCCAGTGTAGCTGCTGCTTGTTTCTTTTGCCTCAATTCCTTGCCCTCTAAATCTCCTTCCTCAATCATACCTTGCAGACTCCATAGCGCATCACGGGTCTGTTCAAGTTCCATAAACAACTCGTCTATCTCGTTCATCACCTTCTCCCTCTCTTGTTTTATGTAGTCGTTCTTCCTATCTAAGAACTCTGGGATATGCCTAAAGAACAAGAAGTCGTTTATCTCGTCATAAGTTATACCAAGTTTCTCTGCCTTACCTAATAAAGACTTGGCTCGCCTTGTCTTAAATCTTGGGTTATTAATATCTCCACCATACAGCTTCTGCATTAATACCTCTTCGTAGTATGCAGCTTTGGTTAACTTAGTAGATGCCTGCGCCCAAGGCCCATCCTCTATAATCTTCTTTGATTTTAAAATCTGTTTCCTGTACTTTTTAATCTTTTTGCCTTGCTCTGCATACAGTTTTTCTATTGCAGCATCTATGTCTGTAAAATCCATTCCACTCTCCTGCAACACCATAACAAAAGCCTCCATCTCTGCGTCATTCTCTGCCATCTCTTCTTCAAATGTTCTTACCGCTGCATTACTATCAATAAGGTTTAATTGCAATTCTCTCCATCCACGAACAATACCGTTTCGGATAGAATTCCCAGAGAATTTACTCTTTGCCCTATGTATATTCTTGACAATCTCTTTTCTAAGATTACTAACGTGAGGTATGTATTTCCTTTTAAGAGTTTCTTCAAGTAGGTTTTTAGCGAAGTCAAAGTCATACTCTGGATAAGCATTGAGTATTGTTTCTATTATCTCGTCATCCCTGTACTGAGGGTCTTTATCTCTGGTCTTAATTAAGTTTTCTAATACTCTTTGTCTTGATGACTTTGGTTGTGCTGGTTTAAATCTATGTCCTTGTCTTACGCCTCCTAATTGGAACATTGGTGTTTGTTCGTTTCTGATGGGCGCTGCAAGGTAATCCATAGAGCCGATAATAAATCTTCTTAAAGCTATATTAGTTGGATTGCCAGCGGATAAAGATTCCAGTAGGCTTCTGTAATGGAAACTGTCTATTTTTTCTGCCATCAATGACTTGATGTCGCCCATAACTTGCAGTGACCTCACATCGTTGTCCTCTTTCAAAGCTATAACAGCATTGTTAATGGCATCGTGTATTTTGCCATTCAACTCTGTCCTCACCTCTGGAGTAGTTTGACGCATCCTTTCATTAAGCTGGATAATGCTTTCAAAAGACAACTCCTCTATATCATTTATTGTCTCAGATATAAACTTCCTATATGTTTTCTCTGGTAGTATTCCAAGCTTGCGAGTGTCTGCTATACCTATACTATCAAATGCCCTTAACTTGCTATCCTTGTCTAAATCTTTTACGTCTTGGCCTATCTGAAACATTGGAGTTTTTTCTCCAGCGCTAACTATTTCAATACCTGTTTGGGTAAACAGTTCAAATACTTGTCTTGCTCTGTCTTGTGTTATTGCTCCTTTTGAAGATGCCTTGTATTTGGTTTTTAGTTTCTTGAGGCTTATTTTATCAGGCTTTTGTTCGCCTTCGGTTGCTTGTGAAACACCGGCACTTTTTTTATTTGCTAATCTTATGGACGCTGCAAGGTCTCTGTCATTATCAATGTCATAAGACATTAAAAATCTGGCATACTCCGACTTGTTTATTACGCTATCATCATCTATATATCTGGCTGCAAGTTTTGCACCTTCAAGCATTAATGTTGGAGTTGCTATATATTTACTTAAAGCATCTGATAAAGCTATAAGTAAATCTGTTTCCATCTTTGTAGAGAACCCGTCTGACACAGTAGCGATACCTCCCGGTCTTACATTCCCTTCTGTGTATCGCTCCTTCATTAACCCTTTGTACGCATACCCAAATAGATTGAATATGTCATCTGGGTTTATTACATCTACTTTATCGTAAAAGTCATCTATCAGAGCCATTGCCCTTTCATCAGGACTAAGTGTTGCTAAAAACTCAGACATTCTTGCTTCAACCTCTCCTGCCATTAGTCTATAAACACGATAATCACTAAAGGGTTTACCAGCTACCTTTTGTTTATATTCAAAAAAAGACCTAAATTTACCAATATTAGTACCATATTTTTTTAGAACATCAATCTTTATTGACTTGATTCTTTCAACCGAATCAGCTTTTTCTTGTTTTAAAACTTTTAATCTTTCTTTGAAGCCAGCTTCATTTGACCTGTTCTTAGGTATAGTTTTTATCTGCTTTATTATGTGATTATATTCATCTATGGCATTTGTTAATCCAAGATAGTCGCTAATAGGCAAATCAAGTTCACCTTTTTTAAACGACTTCCTCATTCGTGCTATTGATGTTTCACTGCCCCCACGATACCATCCTTCTATATCCTGTATTATATGTTGAATTTCGTGTTCAAAGTTATTCACTAAAAAGCCGCCAAGCTTTTCCATAAATAAAAAAGGGTCTGATTTTAAATTAGCGTATTTAGCTAATCCTGCTTTTACATTTATTTTTATTGACTTTTGTTCATACCAAACAGACGCAAAAGTATTTCCAGCCATATTAAGACTAAAAGAAACATTGAATCCTTTTAACTCTGGGTATTGTCTAAAAAGCCTATTGCTTTCATTATTAGGATATAAACTTGAAAGTTTTACTTTCTTTCCTTTCCAATTTAAAGTAGTATCAATAAATACTTGTGCCGCTTTTAATACATCTAACCCATCCTTAGTTACAACCTTAGACCAGTGACCAAGCCTTGTCATTTGCCAACCAGTCGCTTCTAATATACGCATAGGAGGCAATCCCATACTACGCATTGCTTGTGCTAATCTAAGCTGTCTCTTGTCCTCTTTAGCTACCATTAAATCTTGTCCAGATGTAGTCCTTATTTCCACCTCTAAACCTCTTGCACCTGTAATAGAGAACCTTGGAACATTAGATAGTGATGTTCGTTCTAATTCTACTAAAGCACCTTTTTTTGTTACTTTAACTCCATCTGGCATTGAAG